TTTTTCTTTAATTTCAAAACCTTTTTTTAAATAATATAGAATTGAAAAAATTAATTTTGAATAATTAGTATATTTAATTTGATTTTTGAATATATAAAAATTGATTAATTAATTTTATAAAAGATAGTATAATAATATGAATATTGATATATTTACTGATGGTTCATTAACAAGAAAAAAGGGCAAAATATATTGTGGATATGGTGTATATTTTCCAAATGGAGAAAATAATAATATAAGTAAAAAGTTTGATAAAGGTTTAATAACAAATAATAGAGCAGAATTATATGCAATATATAAATCATTAAAAATATGTAAAAAAATATTAAAAAAAAAAGAAATAGAAAAAATAAATATATATTCAGATTCAGAATATAGTATTAAAACATTCACAGTATGGTATAAGAACTGGATAAAGAATGGAAAAGAATATAAAAACAAAGATATAATTAACAAAACAGTTAAATTAATAAATAAATTAAATATTGTAAATTTTATTCATATAAAATCTCATACAGGAAAAAATGATTATTATAGTTTGTGTAATAATTGTGCAGATGAATTAGCAAAAGGTGGTGCTTTAAAATAATTTTTAATGTAAAGATTTTCTTTTAATATCGGGTAAAAAGTGTGTTTTATTAACTTTGTGATAAGTTGGAGCTTTAACAGCTTTTACACTGTAATTATTTATTCTTGGAGATAATTCAGGAGAACTATAATTATAAATATTAGAATTATCAGAATTATCCGAATATTGACGTGTTATTTTTTTATTTATTTTTATTGGAGAAGATATAGGACTTATATTTTCAAAAGTAGAATTAGGTGATATTGTGAAAATATCATTATGCATATCATTAATTTTATTTGTTAAGAAATTTAATATATTTAAAATTTTGGAAACTTTTTTTTCCAATGATAATAATTTATTATTTATATCATTTAATTGTAAATTATTATTTTTGTATTTTGACATTAAAAATAATATATATTTTATTATTTTTAAGTTATAAAAAATTAACTAATAAAAAGGGACAAAATATAATATAAAACAAAGATAAATAATATCACAATCATAAATGATGCTACTTTTGTGGATATATCATCTTCATTACCAGTGGAAATAATATATGACATGCCAATTAATAGTGCAATAGTAATTAAATGAAAAAGATAATAATAATTACATTCTTCATTCATATTAGTTAAAAAAGAATTAGTGATCCAATAAACTAATAATAAAAAACCGGATGAACCAGACATAATCATTTTCCAATCCATATTTTCAGTATTCATAATATATAATAATTATATATAAAAATTATTTCAAAAAATAAAAATTATTTCAAAAAATAAAAATTATAAATATTAATAACTTTATCATTTTTTTCTTCTATATATTTATTTTTATTTTCAATAACTTTATATAATTTTAAACACCATAAAATATTATTATAATGTTTTTGAATTCTTTCATTATTAATTTTATTTAATGAAAAATTTAATTTTTTATTTGGATTATTTTTAAGACAATAAATTAATGTATAAACATATTCAAAAAAATTATTTTTATTAAAAATGTTATTCTCAATAATTTTATGCTTATAAAGTTTTTTATAGTTTTTGTAAGCATTAATTAATATATCAAATTCAATATTACTAATTTTTGGTAAATAATCATTACCTAAAAGAAGCATTATAATAATAAAATCATAATTATAATTATTATAATAATCATTATATTTAATAAATTCAAGTTGAGTTGGTTTATTCATAATTTCAATATTAATATTATGTTTAATACATAATCCAGAACTAATTAAAATCATATCAGAATCACCACTAACAATACAATTATTTTTAGTTTTATATTTTTCGATATGATTAAGTATTTTAATATCTCCCTCTCCAGGATTACTATCATCATCAATAATAATTTGAAATGTTTTTAGAAATTTTTTTTTTATTTGATTTTTAATTGAATTATTAATATAATTTTTAAATTTTTGTATTATTTCCATTCCAGGTTTAATAGGTTGTTTATCATAATCATCCGAAACAGGATATATTCTTTTTCTAAGATTTTTGGGATTAATATCTTCAATATTATCATAATTACCATCAAAAATAATAAATACATATTCATTAATACTAATTATAGAATCAAAATTATGTATAAAATTATTAACTTTATTTTTTAAATCATTATCATTTTCACATTTATATATGAGTTGATATAATAAATAATTACCATCTAAAAATATAGAATCAAAATTAGTTATATTATTTAATTTATAAGTTGTAAAATTTTTTAAAAAATTTTGAATACCCATATTTTTAATATAATAATTTATTTTTATTAATTTTCAATTTTTATATAATAATAAAAGATTAAAATATATAATAATATATTATGAATGAAACACATCACAAAAATATAACACCTATAATTTTTGGTCCAAATGTATGGAAATCAATAGATTGTTTTATTTCTACACTTCCTGATATTTTAAGTCAAAAACAAAAAAATGATTGTTTTAATTTTTTTAAATCATTAGAATCATTAATACCTTGTGGTTATTGTAGAAGTTCGTATAGCACTTATAACAAGGAATTAGATACAAATATTTATAATATGGATAATTATAAAAAAAAAGAAAGAATAATAGTATTAGTTTTTAATTTAAGAGAAAAAGTAAATAATAAAGTAGGTATGGAGTATGGTTTAACATTAAATTATTATAAATTAAAATTAAAATATATATTAACACCAAATAATAATAATGTTGAATGGGCTATGTTTAATACATATAATGCTCCATTCATTCAAGAAACAGTTCAAAGTAAAATATATAATTTTTTAAAAAGGAAAAATATAGATGTTATAAAAATAAAATCATTTATTAATACAAATAAAAATTTTATAAAAAATATAAAAGATAGTGATATTACATATAAAAATGAAATGTTTAGATTATTTCTAAAAAGAAATGAAAAATGTTTATATCTTAAAAATAAAATATATAATAATCAAATTAAATATGATTATTCAATTAGACAATCTTTTGATAATGATAGAGAATTATACATAAAATTATTTAATTTAGGATGCTCTATTTTTACAATTGAAGAAATAAATGAACTTTTTTAATTTTTAATTCTGTTTCTTCCAATTTTTAGGAATATTTGAAAAAAATTTTAATCTATATTCATTAACTTCATCATCAGTAATTACATTTTTAGTAATTTCATCAAATGTTTTACCTTCCAAAAATTTTTCAATATAATACATACTATAAACACCACATTCACTATTACCTTTTTGATGTTCTATTGTATTATATTTATATATAATATCTTCTTTTTCAAATCCCTTGCTTTCAAGATATTGTTTAATTGTATCAACAAATTCTTCAATTTCTTTTCCATATACTTCAGGGTTTTTAGCACACGAATCAATAAAATATATTTCACCTTTTTCTAAATCAAAAAACATCATAAACCAATGTTGTCCTGAACCAGAATGTCTATCACTATTAATAATTAATCCAAATCTGTGTTTTCCTTCATCTTCTAATTGTTTGAAATCAATATCTTTAATTTTATAAATACTATGTTTTTTAAAATCAAGAGGGACAGAACCTAAATATTTAAATTTTTGATATAAATCTTCATACTGTTCCATAACAATTGTCATTCTTATTGAATCCATCCATTCAAATTGTTTATTTGGTCCTTCTATTCTAAAAATACTTTTTTCTAAAATTTCTTTAACATTTTTATCTAATTTATCCATAAAATCATATTCACTCCATTTAGTTTGGTCTTTATCTAATGCTATTTGTAATTCATTAACTAAATATAACTTGTATTTATCTAAATATTTTTCATCAATACCATCTTCTCCAATAAGTATTATTTTATTTTTAGTAGTTTCATTATAAGTTTCAGCAATTTTATGCAAAATAGATAAAGGAATACAAGAACCACTAACAAAACCCATAGAAGGAGAACATTTATTATTTTCTTCAATAATAACATTTTTAGAACCTATAATTGGCATTGGCAATTTTTTATTATCATTATTAATAAGTTCATTAAATTCTTTATTTGTTTGATTTATAGTTTCTCTTAATAATGGCATTTGTAATTTACCTCCTTTTAAAAAATATTTTTTTTTCATTTTAATATATAAATATTTTATAAATTTTTTATTTTTTGTATTATTATTTTATTATATTATTATCTAAAAAATATTTTAAATTTTCTTCATTTGATTTACCAATAACTGAGTAATTTTCATATTGTAATATTAAACATACATTTTCATTATAAATATTTTTTAATTTATCATCAATATAATATTTTTTATCATTATATTCAATAATATCATAAACTGTTGTATTAAAGTTTTCTTCCATAATTATATTATTAAGTTATGTAATATTTAATTCAATTTTTATTATTTATTACATACAAAATTAAATAAATTCTTTCCAAAAATCTTTTTTAAAATTTTTAAATAATCTGTAATCAATTCTAAAATTACTCCAAGAACAACTTTTTTTTATAAAATTAATAAAATTTAAACTTTTAATAGCTTTTAATATTTCTTCTCCTTCATTTTTATCATTAATTAAAATACCAAAACTGTCTTGCGTCATACCATATTCACCTTCATAATCATTAATAGCATTTTCAATACCAGTTTCACCTATAATTACTTTTGGTATTTTAAAATGACCTTTATTATTAACTTTACTATACATATATCTTACTCCTTTAGATGGAGTTAAATATATTAATGGATATTTGAATTCATTCGTTTTAATTTTAGATACAATTTTTTTATCTAATCTTGAATAACTAAAATCACATAATATATTACAATTATTATTTTTAGAAATTAATTTTTCAATTAAATTTATGTTTGAATTTCCTAACCATTCAAAATTATTTAAATTATATTTACTAACTTTTTTTTCTTCATCAAAAATAATTGTATTTTTATATTTATTCTTTTTTTCTATTAAATACCAATCATATCTTGTTCCACAATTAAATGTTATTTTTCCATCTTTAATTCCATGAATTGATAAATATATCATTTGATTTTCTTGTGTCATTAATTCAAATAATCCATAAAATTTTCCTTTTATTGTGTTTGGTTTTCTCCAACCTGGAGGATGGACGTATAATAAATATCCATTATTTAATAACCATTTATTTAAACTTTTTTTTGTAAATAATTGCCATGTAGTATTTCCAGTTCCAGTATTTCCAGATGAATTATATGGTGGATTTCCAATAACCGCATCAAAACCATTCAAACCCCACTTTTCTTTAATATTTAATTCTAAAGTGTTTCCTTCATTATAATTTATTTTATATTTATTTTTTGGATCTATTAATAATTTACAAATAAAAA